GTGTTAAAAGAAACTATCATATCACATTTTCCAGTATTTCCTAAAGGAAATTCAGGATCATGAACAAACCAATATATAGTCTCATTCGCACCATCATCATAAGCTCCCAAGGTTCTTGCTGCGGAACTTAAAGGTGTCTCAACAAGTGTTACCCTGTCTGTAAATATTAAAGACGTTAAAACAGTGTTTCCTTTGGTATTTTCCACAGAGCCATATTCAGAATCTTCCGTAGAACCTAAGCGAACATTTAACGCGTCAATATATTCACCATCAATTATAAGCCTTTCATCAAGGCTTTTATTCATCCTTCCCTTAATGAAATTTCTTTGAATTTTTGCCATTTTATTTTATCCACTTATTCTGACCTCGCATACTCATAATTAGTCTACTAGGATGAATATTGCTTAATCTAATTTTTGCGTTTCTTAAAAGTGCTGATTTGTTTTTTCTAGCTCTATTAATAATATATTCTTGCACGCCAAATTTACTATTCAAGATAGCATAACTTATATATGCGTATATATACTCTTCAAACATCTTGTTAACCGTAACCAAACTATCATCTCCATTCTCCATGCCATCAGAAATGTATTGTAAAATACAGCTTTGATTAGCCATAGTGGAATCAAAATTAATTACACCTGTTTTTTTATCGATAGTAAAAGTTGGATTTATGTTAGCAGTCTCAGTATTTAAACCATATCTCGCGCCAATTCTAGAATTATATATATCACTATCAAAATTGTTGACCCCTGGGTTTACATTTTCGTCTATTGAATCATTTAAATATATGCTCTGTAAACTTCCATCTAATCTTTGCGTATCAATAGCAGAGGTTTCTGTGTTTACATTATCATCAGAATCATAAGTAAATGCTGCGGTAGCTGTTTGAATATAAGAAACGGCAGACTGTACTTGTATATTTTCAGTAAGATCTCTTACTACGCCATCTTTAAATAAAGATAGCTTAACCCAATTCACGTAATCTGAAGGTAATACAAACCTTAAATCGTCATAAACAGTAAGCTCTAAAGATTTTATTTCTTTAAATGCATCGTAATTTAACTCCTGTATACTTCGCTTTGCGTGAAATAATATTTTATATCTATTTTCGTTATTTACTAAAGAATGGTTTCCGTCATACATCAACAGAAAATTAGTAACTATATCAGATAAACTAACATATTGATACGAACCCCAGTTAGAATCTGTAGGTGCAACACCATCGTTTGTGTAATATTTTTTTTGATCTATATATGCCATGTTTATTGCTGTTGATTTTGAATTTGTTCTTCCATCTGTCCAAATTTAACTACATCTGCTTCTCTAATAGATATACCCGCATATTGCAATATCTTTGCTACTAAATCATTACCGTCATCTATAGGTAACTCGAAGTCTTGAAAATCCGGTTGACTTTGATCAAAAATAGGGTCTCCATTAGAAATTGAAGTGAATGTCCATTTAGGGTCTTCAGGATACCTGATATACTGCGCTTGAACATCTCCAAAAGTGTTATATGTGCTTGGATATATAGTTATACTAGAAGCCTCCTGACTATAAGCAGGATAAGTTATAGAGGGCGCTGTAAGCATTGAGCTATTAAGTAAAGTTATTTTACTTTGACTTACTTTTTCTGCTTCCCCTTTATAAACACCTCCTGTTGAACATAAGACTTTATTTAATAGGTAATAATCAAAACCTGTAGTAGATGCGCTAGGAAGAAAAAAAATATTATTAGCGTTTTGAGACAAAGATTGTGTAACTGAAAACGTATCTATTACCTCTTCTATCCCCTTTTTTAAATCGGCATATCCAGTTCCTGATATACGTGAATTTTCTTTATTGATTTGTTGATTATATGAATAAAAATACTCATCAAATAAATCTAACTGAGCTTGCTTCGCAAACAAGTTAAAATCCGATGGAGATATATACCCGTAGTTATTTTTATTTATAATCGCTAAAACTGTATTTCGTACAGAGTTTATCATTGCTACTTATTTTAAACAAAGATAAGCAAAAAAAAAGAGGCCAAAATAAATTGACCTCCCTTTACTTTATCAAACTAATTTACTCTAACCCACAGCTATACTGCTGTACGCATAAGGAAGAGTTATAATAGGACCTGCGTTTGTGTATGAACTAGACATTAAATCTTCAAGATGCGCTATTAAAGCATTTTGAACCGCTACTCCTGTTGCATCAGATGCATGAGTTATAGTAACTTGATCAGCATCAGCCGCTGAATTGTATTTTAGAACTGTAGTCGTTGCTGCAGTTTGAATAATGCTTTTCACTCTATTAGCATTAAGCAGTACGGTTGCCGTATTGGCATATGTGAATATGTTGAAATATTTTATCATGATTATGAGATTGTTACGTTAGAAATTACTAATGGAGAGTCGTCAGTTATATCTAAAACAGATTCAGACCATTTGCCTTGAGCTACTTCAATTAATTTGTTTTGCAGGTATGTTACCATCTTTATTGCTACACTATCTGCCGCATGAGTTACCGTAATTAAATCAAACGTACTATTGTTCGCTAAGTATAAAACACTTTGTGTATACCCTCCGCCAAGTGTATTTACCCAGATTATGTCGGAAGCTGGAATCATTAGAGTACCATTTGAAGCGGTACTTACTTTAAAAAATTTGTCCATCAGTTATAAATTTTAGATGTTAATAATGAACAAAGGTACAAAAAAAAAGCCAATGGAATTGGCACGAAGCTTTCATCTATTGGCTGTAGTAACAATACTTTAAATATATGGATAATATTTAAACCCACAAAATTTCTATTGATTTTTTGCTAATTCTTTTAAATGTTTATAAGATTCAACTCCTTCATCTGATTGAAAAAAAGATGCCGCCATATACATGTGCTCTTCTCCATAAGGAACATTGAGCATTTTCTTTTTATTTGAAGGTGTGTTAAACCAAACTTCTTTTTTATTATTTCTTAACGTCAATAAACTCTTATCAAAGAAAGACTGAACGGTTGCGTTCATCTTTAACATTGGATCTTTAAGTAAAGTCAAGAATCCTTTAGGATCTGTTTTTGCAAAGATTAAAATGTCTCTACGTAATTCAGCTGTACTTATTTTAGAAACATCACTTCCAAATAAAACTCTAGATACATTTTCTACTTGATGTAATTCTAGTTGTCTAGCTTCAATTAAAGCATCAACCTCTAAATTTAAATCTTCAACTACTTCCGCAGCTTCTTTTACTTTATCAACCTCAACAAAAAGATTTCCATTAGAAGGGTGTAAAGCTAAAAACTGTTGTAACACTTGATTATTTTTTGGAACATTTAAAAATCCATCATCAAAAACAATAGGCTCTAAAATAGCGTTGTTATCTTGTTCGTCTTGAAATGGTGTTTTTTGATTTCTAGCATAACGTAAAGGACGATTTGTGCCTTCTTTTTCATCCCAGTGTAGTAAAGGGAATCTCTGTGTGTGTCTAGATGCTAGTATTAGGGATAAGGGTGGTGTAGCTCTTACTAATTTATATTGCTTGTCTACAAATACTTTATTATTTTTCATTATGTTTAATTTAGATTTAATTTAAAATTTATAAAAATAATAGGGGCTTTTACACCCCTATTAAAGGTAATCTACTATTCTTGGAATAAGAAGAAGTTGTTAGCACCTAAAGTACAAACAGCTCTTTCTGACAAGAAATTAACTTGCATATTATCTATATCACTAGTAGCAGCGCCACCGGCAGATCCAGTAATCCAAGTTTTGTAACGTCTATCTTCTGTTTCAGAAGCTCTGTAACGTACGTGTAAGAAAGGTCGTTTAGCATTTTTACCAAGGATTTGGTCATAAACACTAGTTGATCCAGCTGGAACAAGTAGTCCGTTTACACGTCCAGAATTAGCTCCAGTTGGAAGACCTCCACGCATTGTTGGGTCGTTTAGGTATTTCCAGTCAGTCTTGTAAAAGTCATAACCTCTACGGAATCCTGTGAAACCTAAGTTTAACGCCATTTCTTCGTCATTATCAAATAGACCGTATGAAGTACCACCTGCTCCATAAGAGTTTTGTGCAGCTAACATATCATCTATATCAAATCCAAATTGACGATCAAGGAAAATAACATTCTCTTCAATTGCGCCTTGCTTATCTAATCTAGAAATAATTGAATCAAAATCAGCTAAAGTAGTTGGGTTTCCACCATTCCAGATGTTACCACGTTGAGATACAGAATAGAAAATTCCATCTGATCCAGCTCCTTGAGCTCCAGCAGCAGCTCCATTACCTAATGCAGCAGCAGCACCACCATTTAATTCAGCAGGTACAGCTTCAATCATTGCAGTCTCTAAATAGTCGTCAAAACGTAATCTTGTTTCATGCTCAGACTTCAAATACCATAGGTATCCAGTTGCTCCATCTTCAGTAGTAACTTCTACCCATCCAATTTGAGCCATATCTGATCCAGATACTGTGTAAGTGTCTTTTAAGATAATAGGCTTGTTTGAAAAAATAAAGTCATTAGATTCAAGAGAACCAACCATTCCAGCAGTTCCTTTTCTAAATTCAGAACCGTAGATAAAGATAGTAACATCAGAATTTCCAACTCCAGTACCAGCTGCAATTAATCCACCTGCTTCGTAAAAAGCAGCAGTAAATTGTCCAGCTCCACCACCTGCGTTATTCACAGCAGTTACAACAGCCTTGTTCATTCCGCCGCCACTGTTTTGTACAACAGCAATTGTTTGTCCAATTCGTACAACTTGAGCTGCAGTTGTAGGGTCGATAACGTCATTTACTTGAAATGTAGCGTTGTCTGCGTTTATAACAGCAGCAGTTCCTACCTGAGTGTATTTAGTGTGTAATCTACCTTGTTCTGCCCATTTAATAAGGTCAGAATTTGTAGGCATCTCAGCCCCTACCATACGTAGGAATGAAGAGATAGTTCTGTTTCCATAACGTTCAAACTCTTTTTCATAAGTATCCGGAAGATACTGATTTAAAAAGTCGAAGTTAGTGATGTAATTCTCTGTGCTCGGAGTTCTTTCGGAACTTGGAGTTAGAGCAAATGTCGGGGTTGTGTTTACCGATCCAGCCATAATTTTTAATTTTTAGGTTCTTTTAATACTTTTGATTTTTAAACCTCTACTCGATGGTTGAGATAAAGATTTGATTTGCATTCCTCCCTTTGTGGAAACCTCTGGCGTTCTTCGCTCTGACATATTTATATTTTTTGTCTTACGTATAACATCTTCAGTTGCCTGAGACTTGCCTTGTTCAAAAAAGAACTGAGCAAATTTATCAGGATTCATTGCGATTGCTAAAGACCTATGGTATCCTTCTGCGTCATTTAAAAGTCCATTAGAGTCTATGTATTTATTTACAAAATTCATAGGCGTCTCTTGAGCCTTCTTTAACTCAGAAGCGTTACCTGGAGAAAACATAATGTCTTCGTTGTTCAATTTGAATTTAAAACCTTTAAATTCTGAACCAAACACTTCGTCACTTTTTTTGCCGAACCATTCACGTTTACGATTAGCTTCCTCTTGTTGAGTCTTAGCGGTACTTAAATATTGCCTATACGATTTTAATTCTTCATCAGCTTCGTTAGAACGACCAATTGACTCAAGTGGTTGTTTGTATAACTCCTGCTGCTCATTAAAGTATCTAGTCGCTTTAGCAATAGCTTTTTTCTTTGCTATTTTAGTTTTCTTAATAACCGATTCATCATCTAAGTCTTCATCATAAGAATAATCTTCCATCATGGATTCAATATCCTCCGCATCTAACCCTTCCTCGGTAATCGTTAAGTACTCTTTTAGCAAAGAATCAGGATTCATTTCAGTGTAATCTTGTTGTAATTTAACAAAATCACTGATTCCTCGTCCTGTTTCTTTTTTATATTTAAAATAAGCGGCTACATCTTCAGGCAATTCTTCTGCCCCTTCTCTAGCCTCCATCAATTCTTCTATAGAATTAATTTCTTTACCATATCTATTTCCTATATATGAAAGAACGTCTTCTTCTTTTAACTCATAGTCATTTGAAGATTCAATTTCAGTCTCATTAATTTCTGCAGGAGACTCTTCTAAGACCTCCTCTTTTTGTTCAGAACCCTCTAAGTCTACTTTTACTTCCGAATCATCACTTGAAACATTTGAAAATTGACTTTCATGTTTTTCAAGCAACTCTTGTTCAACTTGTTGCGACGATTTAGATTCAATTTCTGTTACTTCTCTTACTTTTATTTCCATTTAATTTAATTTAAGTTACAAATTTACGCAAAATACAAACACACATTTGGCTATCTTGGAGAGAACTCCGCTAAATCAAAGCCATCTAATGAGTCTTCGTTTGACTCAAAACTTAATGGTGGTAAATTGTTTTTTCTTTGATTTATTAATTTAGACTGTTCAGTATTCTGTTGACTAATTCTACCTTTTTTAGCATCCTCCCTAGCTTCCTCTCTTTCGGCTAAAGCATTTGCTGTCATTCCTTGAAGTTGAAGATTATAATTAAACTCTTGCTCCATTAATTGAGATTTTAATTGAGCTTCTGCTTGAGTTTTTTGTATTTCAAGTTGTATTTCAGCTTGCTTATACTTAAGTTTAGCCTCCGTCTCTAAATTAATTTTTTGCATTGCCACTTGACCAGCCATCTCTTGTGACTTTAATTGTTGTTGCGCTGTCATTGCTTGTTGCTGCATAGCTTTTTTCTCGTCAGTTTCTTGCTTAGATTTTCGCTTAACTTTTAAAAGTTGATTAGCTAATTTTAAGTTTCTTATTTCTCTAATATCTATAGCGTCTTCTAAATTAATATCACCTTTAGATAGTGCCATCTGAATGTTTTGTTCTAATAAAGCGGTTTGCTCTTCATCTGGGGATAGTTCTATAAATATTCCAAAGTCATAAATATATAAATCAGAAATCTCACCTAAAATATTTACATTATATTTTCCTATTTTATTTATAAAGTCATCTTTAAAGTCAGCATACTCTAAAATATCAGCTACCCTGTATGTTAAGGCTTCAGCTAAAGTCCTGTACATATACAAACTTCCGTCTAGAATATGTCTAGTAGCTGTGTTAGAACTTAAAGCTGCTAACTTCTGAATACCAACCAAAGCATCAGAGTTAGGTGAAGAACCGTCTCTCGCTTCATTTAAGCCTGTTACAGCGCGAATCATCTCTAAGTAGTGGTTATAGTTAGATAATAACATTTGTGTCTTAGAAGCGCCTGAATTGGACGTGAGCTGTTGTATAGGTACTCGACCTTGATTATAATCTCCTTCTTGAGTGTAACTTCTACCTATTACACTACCTGTTTGAAAATACAACCTTAAAGCATCCTCTGGATTATAAGCAGCCCCATTACCTAAATCAACTTCATTAAGTCCATCGGCATCTATATAGACTCCATCAGGCACTACCTTGGCAATAACCTGCTGAAGTTTTAAATGAGTCATCTGTATTAAATCAGCAAAAGGAATCATTCGCCTAACTAAAGATTCAATATTACCCTTATACATTCTAGGGGCATTTGCAACATAATTAGGTATAGCGTGTTGAGAAGAAGACTTAGGTCTTACCATGTTCTCAGCTAATTCCCACTTAAGCAGTATATTAGTTCCCATAACCATAACGCCATCATACCAAACGTCAATAGTTTTTTCTATTTTTTCAAAGTTTCCTTCATCAATCATTTCTTCCGGAGGATTAAAACTATCATCCTTCTCTATCATTCTTGATGCTCCACCTTCTAATTTTTTCTTTTTATATACTATCTTTTTTGTAGACTTGTAGTTGAAATACATCAACGTACAGCTGTCTCTATAAAAAATATCGTTTTCTTGATACTGTGCAGTGTTATAATAATCGTACCAACTCTGACTGTATTGAGATATTTTCTCTAAGTCATCATTTGTTAAAGTGGTATCAATTTTATTTAATTCAGTCATTGGGACTGTTTTAATTTCTCCCCAATAAAAACAATCAGTAAAGGTAGGGTCTTCAGTATAACTATACACAACATTTGCAGGATCAACATAAGACACTTGCACTCCAGCTCCAGGTAAAAATTCATGTTTAGCAACACTCATACCTAAAACCATCTGATCATAATCTAAGCGCTTGCGAATATCATTATAATGATTTTCAGCAAATATAGTGTCAATAGCTTCTTCAGCCGCTATCTCTATAGCGGGCTTATAATTAATATTCATATACAATGAAAGCTCCTCGTCAGTTGCGGGCAATTCATCGGGATTCATAATAAAAGGATCAAACCCTGTGTTTTTTTGAACCGACTCAAGAACAGGTTTTGCAGCCATTTGACCTTGAATCATATCTTGATACTTACTTCTTTTAGATTGAGATAAAGCATCTTGAGCGTAAGCTTTAACTTTAAAAAGTCTACTAGACATTCCGTTGACAACTATATCTACAAACTTAGGAATAATAGGCACAGGAGTCCAGTCTAAATTTAAATAAGATAAATCACCATCTACAGCTAATTCATTTTTATACTTAGCCACAGACTGCTCTCCTCTTGCGTAAAGTCTTAATCTATTGAAATCTCTCCATTGACTGTAATATCTACAGCCTCCTGAGTCTTTTCTAAACCATTCATACTGTATTGCTTGACCTATCTGTAATCCAAATTCTTCAGTTGCCTTTTCAGCATCTGATACAAATTGACTTGGAAACCCTACAGATGAAATATTTACGTTAACTTCCTTCATCTAATTAATTCGCTTAAAGATCCTTTATTATTATATCTTGCAAAGTTAAGACTTATTTTGGATTGTTTTTGTTCAGGTAAGTAGACGCCTTTTTGATTAGCCATAATAGCTAACCCTGAACTTATACTTGCATCAAATTTAGTCCTGTTATTAATATCAAATTTTGCCCAGTCCTCTAATGTCCTAGCAAAGTACATAGACCCCATCTCATCGGGGTCTCTATATGTGGCCTCTAAATCTATACCTACGTGTTTTTCTATATAAGATTCTATAGCAGCAGCGTGAGATTGTTTAACATCTTCGGAAGTGTTTGGTATCCCTCCTAGCTCACGTTCTGTTTTAGATAATTTATTATAATGTTTATCAGGTCTATTCATGCACATACCCCTATACCCTCTGTTTTTAAAATGATACAATAATCGAGGTTTATTGTTCTCAACCAAAATAGGCATCCCATAAAATATGCAAGCCATTAAAACTTCTTCAAAAAATATCTCTGCAGTTTGAGGTCTAGCAACGTACTCTAAAAAAAACTCATTACTAGGAGCGTCGTCCATATTAAACTTAGTTAAACCATGTAAAGCTCCATTAGAACCTCTGCCTCCAACTGTTCCTGAAATATCATAAGAATCACAACCTAAAGCCCCGATATGTTCATTGCCAGGGTAATATACTCCGTTTTTCAAAAACACATTATTATTTAATCCCTTTTTAGGAGTCCAGGAAACTTTAAATCTACCCCTAGAGTCAGGAGTCCAAACAACCTCTCCGTCTTTAACCCCGTCTTTCCAGTAAAATCTACCTCTAGTAACATGATGCTCCATTATTAAAGAATCATTATAGTCTATTTGTTGATATATTTTTGTTAGATTAAATAAAGAAGATTTACTTTCATCTCTAAAAGCGTGAGATTCTGTTCTGGGAAATTGTCTGTAAAATTCATTTAACGCGTCAGCATCTTTCTTTAATGATTCAACTTCAGCTTCCCAATAATCTATAGCCCCATTTTTAATACTCTCCCTATCAACGCCTAAAATCGGCTTTGTAGGTTTATAGAACACAGGCATTCCGTAAAGATCTATGAAGCCTTCCATATTCCATTCCATAGGAATAAACAATGAATACATTCCGCTTTTAGTTTGACCATT